AAGTACTTGACTAATGGCTCTCTCGGATAAACCTAATGCTAAAAGTGTTTTAACCTTTGTGCCAAAATCTTGAGCCTTTGTAGCTTGCACAATTAAGTTTTCTAGGAACGTGCCAGTTTCAGCAGTGGCAGCTGAACCAAAATCTACAATGCCAGTTATGACACCTCTAATTCCATCTTTGAAACTGTTGTAAGCATCTTTGGCTTTTGCAAGAATGTCATTGTTGCGAGAAAGTTCATCAGAGAGTTTTGACATATTAACTTGGGCAAGTTTAGCTGCTGCACTCAAACCAACAACAGCCTTGGTTGCTTTGGCTGCACCGGAAGCAGCAGCACCTAATCCATCGTTAGTTGGCGAAACTGCAATAGGTGGAACGCGACCTTGCTTGACACGCTTAATTCCTGCATTCTCTAATTCATCGGATGCCCGGCTTGCTGCTAGAGCTACTGCGTTAATTGAAACAATAGTGCGGTCAGCAGCTTGTCCCATGCGGTTGAATGCTCTTACGCCGTTACTTTCCATAATGGTTATGGTTTGATCGGTTGCGCCTGCTGCAACTCGTGCCTCAATTAACTTGCCGATAACAAGACCAAGGCCAACTATTAACAATCCGATTCCGGTACTTGCTAAAGCACCACGAATAGCAGTTGCTAAAACGCCAAAACCTGCTGCACCATATAACGTGGCAATTCTCATTGTTGTTAAGGCAGAAGTTATGGCAGCAATTATGGGTGGTGCGACAGTCAAAGCGATTGCAGCAATTTTCATACCAATCAAAGCAAAGGTTACTTGCGCAACTACTTTTGCTAGACCAGTGAGATTGAATAAAACATTAGCAATTTCTACGCCTAAAGTTTTAAGACCACCCTCAGCACCTTGGAATTGCACTGCTTGAACAACACGTTGGATAGCAGGTAAAAGTTGTTCATTAAAAGCAGACACTACTGCTAAAGCTGCTGGCAATAACGCTTCACCAAAACCTGCTTTGGCATCTTGCAAACCTGCTTGCAAGAACTTCAACTGGTTAGCAAGGCCGCCAGCTGTACGAGCTACGTCACCTTGCGCTAGTGCGCTGTCTTGCATGATCAGTGCGTAGGCTGCTTGAGTTTTAACCGCAACCGGGAGCATACCTGTATAAGTTCCTAAACCTATTTCAGCTGCTTTGAGTTTTAAACGCTGTTCATTTATAGCAATACCAAAACGCTTTAACGGTTCTGTTTCCCCGGATAGACCTGAGCGCAAAGCAAGTAACGCATCTTCAATAGGCACGTTATTAAAGGAAGCAAGGTCAGCTGCAAGAGTTACAAGTGCCGTAGACATTTTGGCAGACTCTTGTTCGTTAATTCCAAAAGCGCGGAATAAGTTCCCGTAAGTACCAGCAGCTTCGAGTGCAGCCTGTTGACTGACGCCTAAGGCTTTCGAAGTAGTTTTTGACCATGCTTCGATTGCTTTTGCATTGCTGCCAAATACCGTGTTTGATTTAGCAATAGATTCCGAAAGATTAGACGCAGCCATGACTGCTGATTGCAGACCTTTGACAGTTGCTGCAAAACCAATACCAGCAAGAGCTGTTCTAAGTAAATTTGCTTGCTTGCTTACACCTTTGAAAGATTGTTCAGCCTGATTTACGCCTTTGGGATCAAAGGTAGAAGTAATTGGAACAATAATTGCCATAACTTTTTAACCTTTTTTCAGACTGTCATTGTACGTTTTAGTCAATTTCCTAATTGTAGCAACTACTTCATCTCTGACATATGGAAGTTCACGTTCAGCAGCAGGATAGACATAACGAGATGCTTTATTTTGAGAGTTAAGTTTGCGAATCATTGCACGACCAGATGCCGTTTTACCTCTAGCTTTACGGCCTGCCATGTCTGCAATTTGGAATGAAGCACCACCAGTTCCCATCTTGCCTTTGCCACCAACAATAATTGAAACTAACGAATTTCCTCTACGTTCTGCTTTCTTAGAAAAGTTAGTTTTTACTTTTGCGGTAACGCCAGATGGATTCCAACTAGTTCGCCCATTGTGGATCATGCCACGAGTTGGGCTGGTGCTTCCACTCTTACCTTGCAGTGGTGCTTGTGTAGGAATAGCAGACTTGATTGCATTGGCAACTGGTTGTGCGCCTGTTCTTAAATCTTTTCTTGCTTGTTTAACAATGTCTTTGTCAATGCTATTAAGTATCTTTACGGTTTCTGCAATGCCTGTTATTTTTGGAACTGCCATTATGACCCCTGACTGTTTCGCCAGCGCAGATACATTCCCATAGTAAAAAGCATACGCTCAGATTCTTCCATTAAGACTGACGGAGCAATGCCAGTCTCACAGGATAGATAAGCCAAATACCAGTGTTGGGATGAGTCACCCAACCCAGTTATTTTGGGCTTTCTTCACTCGCTTCAATAGTTTCAACTTCATCGCACCAGTCCTCAAAGGTAAGTTTTGTTTTACCTTGACGTTCTAGCCAGTGCCATGCAAGCCACAATAGATCAGTAATGCGGAAGTCTGTTTCAAGTGATGCAACCGACTTAGTGAACTTGTCCTCAAATGCAACGAGGTCACGAGCCGTAGCTGATACATCTTCTACTGTTTCATCGTTAAAAGTTACGCGCAGGTTGATTTTCATTGCTTAGACAGTTCCGCGTGTGACTGTGCCTGATGTAGGCCAAGTAACTGAGAATGTTGCAATGTCACCAACAGAACTTGCAAACGGTGAGTAACTGTTTACTAAGCAGGTTGCTGTGTAGCTTGGGTTGGTTGAATTAACAGTTCCTGAAGTTGGAACAATAACAACTGTTGCAAGTGTGTTGTAAAGCGGAAACAGAGTTGCATCTACTGAAGCTGCACCAAAGTCCTGCATGAACTGAAGCGTTACTGAACCGGTCTTAAGACCACCAATGCGCTCACGAAAAGTTCCACCAAAGGCAGTAGTTTCTAAGTCATCTGATTCTAAAGCTAGTTCAACACTGTTTAAGTTTGTGGACAGATTAACTCCAGCCACTGTGATTTTGTAATCCGTTGCTGCGAATTTTGGCATTCGGTATTGCTCCTTAGTCTGCGTAGCAGAGAACTACGAACTCTGCCGATAAATAGTTTACCTCACCAACAAGTAGTTCCCCATAGTTGCGCATATCTGTAACTCTGAGATCGAACGCCTTGCCGCCAAGTGTCTTGTTTGATTCTATCGCTAGTTTAATGCTCTTACTTCCAGTGCTTGAAATGTAAGCATCTATGGAGTTCTGCCCAGAGCGTTCTGAAACCCTGCCTACGATTACCTGAACTGAGAACGTGTAGGTCTGCATCCCACGCGCAAATGTTTCGTCATAATTAACGCTGATAGGAAAGACAATGGCAACAGGTGGGTTGATGTTGTCAGGCTGAAAGTCTGAAACCCGTAAGCCTGTAATCGTTGCTAGGTTGGTTTTGATCCCAGCGCGTAGCTCTGAAATGGAAGCCATCAGGCGAAGTTCCTAACCCGGCGATAAGGCGCAACCAACTGCTCAACGTCAGGGTCAAGGTAACGGCTAACGCGCATTGCGCCCATGTCCCCGAAGCCAGCTATGCCGAGTGGCGAATCTAAACGCTTAAAGATACGGCTTGATTGAATAATGCAAGCCTGCGTAATTGAGATAGGCACAGATGCCCAACCAAAGACTGCGGTTACTTTGACAAGAGCCTGCTCAACTTCCACTGGGAACAAGTAATTTTCAACAGCGCGGATTCTAGTAAATGGAACTGCAAGGCCATCTACGTTTCCGTTAAGCGGTTCTAGCTGATAGTCAATAGGCGACCACGTTGTATCAAAGACACCATCGCCAGATGCTGAAGTTTGTAGCGTTATAGCCGTACCTGAAATGTCATCAGTCTGGACAATAAAAGAATCGTCTGCTGCGTATAACCGAGTGGCTGTTCCAGATGAATAGAAGTACCGGGCAGCGTGTCCGTCAATAGCTCGTGATGCGGATTCAATAGCCATTTCAAGTAATGAGTCATCTACGGCATCGCTAATGCGTAGTGCTGCTTTAACTTGTGCAAGGGTGGCGTAGCCATTTGTGATTGCCATGTAACTCCTAAGTCTTAACTATTCTACTTGTTTGTTTGCCAGTTGCTCTTGAAGATACTGAGCCACAGTAGACCTTGCCTTTACATCGCATGGGACTGCGTGACCTGCGTAGGCATAATCAACGTCAATGTTCAGGGTGCAGTCATAGGTTGCTCCAGCTACTGCCGTTCCAATCCAAAAGCACCAGTCATCATAAGGCGCGATTCTTTGATCAAAAGTGTTGCGTTCCCAGACCCATCGCCTAACTGGTGAGCCACAGGGAATCATGTTTGCATGCAGGCTTAGTATCTGTTCAGCCGTTACGTTGGCAGGTGTCCAGATTTGCCCGGTGTCGTACTGAAAGCCAAGAGCTAGAACATCCGCTTCACAGATATCTATCTTGTCTAAGGCGTGTGGTCGGTATCGGTCATCTATGCCAATCCAAGAAACCCAATCTGTATCGCAGTATTCAAAGGCAAGATTCATCATGTCGCTAAATGCAAAGTCATCAAACCAAGGAACAACGGTTATGCCGTCTAAGTCCAAGGCAGACTGATCTATGTCAGCGAATAGAACTAGAACTATCTTGTCTGGCTGCCGATTGAGTAACCTTACGGATTGGATCCAATTTGGAATGTCCTGCGGATAGCCGTGACAGATGCTAACTACTCCTACTGTTGTACGAGTTTCCAAAACGTGTCACCAGCCTTATCTATCATGTGGCGCAGTGCATCCGCATCATGCCAATCATCAACGCTAGTAATTCCTACGTTCTCGTTAGTGTGAATACTGCAACCTGAAAGCACCGCTTCCATGACTGCCCGGCACTCTGATTCAAAGGCTAAAGGCAAATGCACAAACCATTCAGACCTTGCCATTGCATCTAGGACTTGTTCACGAGGAACATCTGTTAGGGCTTTGAACTCGTAGCCTGCCTGCGCTGCCCAAGCGTGAGCGCGTAGCTGACCTTTCAACGGATGGCTTCTGCCTGCCCATAATGCGTAAGGCTGTTTGTCCATGTGGTCATAGCACTTACTGGTATCGAAGTAGCTGAGAACCTGCGCCGTCTTGCGTGGCTTTGACCAAGATAACTCTTTGCGCATGTGTGCCGGGGTATGGGTTACAAATAATCGAGAGCCACGAATCAGAGCGTTAAGCCCTGCGCGTGGGGTTTGCAGGTGATGAACAAATACGAACGGGTCATGCTCACTTAGTTTGTATAACTGTTCATCTGTGAATAAGTCTGTGCCTGTAACAATGACCGAATCGAATTGGTGTATGTCGTGTGTATCGAATGTGTATGGGGTGACAATCTCGATCTCGTAACCCAGAGGTGCTTGCATACGGTATTCGTAGTCTGACATTTCTGCGCCACCTGCGAACTGCCCCGTGAATAGTCCTGTGGGACTCACAGAGCCACCGAGAGCCACGTTAGGCGCGTTCTCTATGTGATGTGTATACCAGCCGATTTTCATGCTTAGAGTCGCTCGTAGGCTTTCGTTTCTAAAACCGTAAGTACGGGTTTCCAGTGTTCCTCAAATACGGTATCCGCGTTATACGCCTTAGCAAACTCTTGCGCCTTTTCTGATCTACCACGACCACGTTGATACGCCTGCTCTAGAGCATCTACGATTGCAGGAACGCTAGGCATGTGGAACCAACTAGATTGCGGTGCATCCCATAACGGTTGCCCGTCAATTAGCCAGCCGTCACCTAGTAGCTCGGTTGATGCTGCAAAGTCGCTAATGATTACAGGTGTGCCACAGGCTTGCGCTTCCACAGTAGGAATACCAAACCCCTCACCGTAAGAGGTTGCAAGTAGAACATCCATTGCCGTATAGATCGTGGCTAGAGTCTGCTGGTCAATCCCGGTGCGGTAGGTGTAAGGATCAACAAACTTAAACTTTTCTTCTGGCACTCCACAGGATTGAAGCAACTGCAATAATCTAATTCCGCCTAGTGCGCCCATCTGATCTGTGTGCAGATACAGAACTACGTCATCGTGCTTTTGTGCAAACATCGAGAACGCCAGAATGTTCTCACCAAATGCTTTGCGGTTAGGGCTTACGCC